TAGACGGACGTCGACTTGCCGTGCTGGAACGTGGGCATCTGCTACTCCTCCTCGTCAGCCGGAGCGGCTGCGGTCTTGCCCGCCGGGGTCAGGTAGCCGTCGTCGACCAGCCACTTCACGGTCTTCGCTGCGGCGTCGAGGGTGTCGCCGGGTTCGTAGCGCTTGTCGCCGATGTCGATCCCGGCGTCGCCGCTCGGACCGCCGGTGACTGTGTAGCGTGGCATGAGACCTCTCTCGGAGCATGGAGCGACCTCCGGAGAGGACACTCGGTCACGAGGCGACTCAGCGCACTAGGGCGAGTGTAGGTGCGCTGCGGCGTTCTCGCCATAGAGACCTAGTCGGGCCGGTTCACCTTCCGGCATCGCGGGCACATGATCCGGAAGGGTGCGTTGACCTGCTCGGCGAGGAGCTTGCCGCACTCCGAGCATCGCAACTCGGCAGGCCATCTCGACTCGACGTCGTCGCCGTACGGGTCAGGTGACCTCACGAGTCACGAGGAAGTTCACGACGTGCAGCATCCGGTCCTGGTCGTCTCGGTTGAGAGCGAACGGCGACTGCACCGGGTCGGCCAACAGGTAGCGGGTCGAGTTGATCGTCTCGTTGTCGATCAGGCACAGCGCCACCCAGACGTCGGTGCAGAGAGCCTCCGACGTCGAGTAGGCGGCAGCGCGTGCGACGACCTGAAGGCCACGAGTCTCGACGGGCGGGGCCGAGTTCGTTCCGAAGACCAGCTCGGGTGCGGTGCCGCCAGTCTCGTACAACGCGACGAGCGTATCCGGCGTATCGGGGCGGCGACCGAGGAACAGGTTCGTGCCGAGCGTGAGCGACTCAGCCGGGATGGTCGCACCGGCGAGGTGGGTGCCGATGTCGTCGAGGAAAGCCATCAGAGGATGCCCTTCGACGCGGCGACCGACTTCGCGATAATCGCCTCCGCCTTCTTCGCGATCTGGTTCGACGGATATTCGAGATACTTCGGACCGCGACCTTGGCCCTCGGCGACCGGGCTGCCGCCCTTCGACTTCGGCGGGTGCGACAGGTTCAGGTTCTCGTGCTGGACGAGAGCGTACGGGGCAGCGGGTCCGCCGTAGCTGATCCTGCCTTCGATGTTTCCGTCGCCTGTGCCCTTGACTGACGTCGTCTGCGACCGGGACAGCGCGCCGGTGTCGAACGGGACGAGTTCGTCGGCGCGTGCGCCGATCTCCAGAAGGATCTGGCCGACGCCGAGCCGAACACCAGCAGCGATCGCCCGTTGCTGTGCTGCCGCAACTTTGTTGAACGTGGAAGTCACCCGGCTCATCGGCTGACTCTCCCGACGTACACGACCTGGCCGACCTGGCCGAGCGGGTCGGCGAGTGTCTCGACCGCGACGATCGGGCGGGTGCCGGACACCGGAGCGGGGAGGGTGATCTCGTCGCCGGTGTCGATCGACAGCGTCCGGTCCGGGATGAAGACCTTGTACTCGACCGTCACGTCGGCGTTCACACCGGGCGGCTGGTCGAGGGTCCGTTCGATGTAGCAGTCGTAGGTGGTGGCGTCGCCGGTGAACGTCGCCTCGCCGTAGTTGTTCAGCGTCGAGGTCGTGCGCGTGCTGACCTGCTGCGGCGTCATGTTGACCCGGAGCGCCGTGGCGAACACGTCGGACGAAGCTGCGCCGGTCATGACAGGGTGTCGTCGTCGATCCCGGCGTCGGCTCGGGCTGGGCCTGCGCCATAGTCGGACGTGTTGGCGAACTGGCCCGAGGTGAAGAACGGGTCGACCCGGTCGGCGTTGTCGCGGTCGATCCGCTTGTCCGAGACCGAGATGCCTCCGGCATACGGGACCGGCACCAGGTTCTCACGTCCGGCGAGGACCCGAAGCTGCTCGGCCTGGGTGCGGGCGTTGTCGGCCTTCTGCGACAGGTCGACGCGCATATCGCCGATGGCCTGGTTGGCGAGGCGGCTGAACTTCGAGGCGATCGCCAACATGACCCGGTAGGCGACGGTGTAGAGGTCCGTCGTCGCCGTGTCGGAGCCGGTGACCTGCGAGTTGGTCCAGGCGATCTCCTCGTCGGAGACGAGCTGGTCGTTCGTGTCGGTGTCGCCGACCAGGAACCGGATCGAGTCGCGTGCGTTCGTTGCCGGGTCTCCGGAGTAGGTCCACGTCATGCGGTCATCCTATGCCACGAGGTCGGGCGCGTCTGCGGAGACGCGCAACAGCCCGCCCGGAAAGGAGAACGAAAACCGGGCGGGCTGTTGGGGTGTTGGGTGTGGGATCTACCCGAGGCGTCAGGCGACGCAGTTCGAGAAGAAGTACCCGAGGGCGCTGGAGACGACCTTGAAGTCCCAGGCGCTCTGGATCTCCAGGCGGTCGGCGCGGAGGTGGTCCATGCGGAACCGGCTGACGCTCGTCGAGGTGCCGATGCCGCCGCTGTTGGCGAGACCGGTCCAGGTGAAGTTGTAGCCAGCCGAGGGCTGCATGAGACCGGCGGACGCCGGGACGTAGGCGAGGAGCATGTCCTTGTCGCCGATCTGGGCGTAGGACGCCGTGGCACCCTCGTCCGCCGAGTTGACGATGCTGCCCATGACGTGCAGCTCGTCGAGACCGAGGACCCGAGCGATCAGGTCGGTGGTCATGGACTCGCTGGTCGTGTACTTGTAGCGCTCGACGATGTCGGTGTGGTTCTTCAGGATCGAGAAGACCGCATAGCTGCACACGCCGACGTTCGGGCGGTAGCCTGTGTTGGTGAGCATCGTGTTGATGCCCGCCTGGACGTCGCCGATCGGGTCCGAACCCGAGGCCGACCAGAGGGTCGACGGGGTGGTGTCGGTGTCCCAGATGCCGGTGCCGAAGTAGTTGGTCGCCCAGTCGCGCTCCTGACGGATCAGCATCTGCTGGGCGAGGAAGCGGGTGGCGTCCTGATCCATGTTGAGCGGCGCGTCAGCGTTCGCTCGGGTCTGGTCGCCGATGTCCTTGTGGAGCGCCCACACGTTCGCCGAGTAGCTGTCGGTCGAGAGGCCGTAGCCCGAACCGGCGGACTCGGTGCCGTCGGCGCGGTACTGGACCTCGTCGCGGAAGAAGTCGGCCTGCGTGTAGGTGAAGAACTTGTCGGACTGCTTCGTCACCGGAACGCTCGGGAACACCTTGCCAGCGACGAAGTGATCCGCCTCCTGCATGTAGGCGACCGAGATGCCGGTGAGGATCGCGTCGACATGGACGTCGGATTGAGTTGGCTGAGGCATCAGCTAGCCCTCCCGTTCGAGATGTTGATGAAGGCGGTCTGGAGCGTGTTGGCGGCTCCGGCCGTGATGGCCTGGCCGCAGGTGTAGACGGTGGTCTCGGTGCCGACGGTGAGCGGCTGTGCCTGCCCGTCCGCCGAGGTGCCGATGACGTCGCCCGCGGCGAGCGTGGCGTCGGCGGACACCTTCGAGAGACCGAAGATGGTGACCTCGGCGCTCTCGCCTGCGGCCGGGGTGTTCTGGAGGACGCCGATCGGGACGTCGGTGACGGCGGAGCAGACGTTGACGGTCGACTCGCTGGCGAGCTTCACGAAGTAGTACTGCTTGCCGGACAGGTCAGCGGCCGCGGTGAGCGTGCCGATGTTGATCTGCGGGGACTCGTATGCCATGAGTCTCAGCCCTTCCCGCCGACGTAGTCAGCGTAGAGGTCGGGACGATCAGCTGCAACGAGCGCGATCGCCTGGTGGAAGTTGGAAGCCTTGCCGTCGGCCACGAGGCCCTTGGCGAGGTTCTGGATGGTGGACAGGGCATCGCTGTCGCCAGCGGCGTCGGTGCCGAGTTCCTTGGTGACGTCCGCCTCGGCGAACGCGATCTGGCAGGCGTCGAAGACCGCGGCCACAGCGTCACGCTGCTCGTCGTCGAGCGAGCGCAGCACCGGGACGAAGTCGTCGGTCATGCCGGGGACCTGATCCCATTCGGCAACCTTGGCGGCGGCCTTCTCGATGTCGGCGGTCTCGGCGAGCGCGTCACGCTCGGCGGCAGCCTTCTCGAAGTGGGCGGTCATGTCGGTGAGGGCCTTCCGCAGATCGCCGAGTTCCTTCGCCAACGCTTCGTCAGCGACCGGGGTGTCGACGACCGGGTCAGCCTCGTGGATGTCTTCCACGGGTTCCTCCTGGTCGGTGATTAGGTCGGCGAACGCGTCGGAGATCGGGTCGTCGGCTTTCATGACGAGCCAGCCTTCAACGAGGGACGCAGGGTGGTCGACCCCGGACACCTCGTCGAGTTCGAGATCTACGAGTTGATGCGCTTGCACGAGTCGAAGTGTAGGTGGCGAGTTTCGACGTGTCAGTAGAGGGCTACGAGACGGGGTTGATCGGCGCAATCCAGCCGTCGGCGAACTGGTAGCGGAACGGGTCGGTGATGGTGCCAGCACCGACCCGCACAGGTGGCTCGCCGATCGTCGGCACGACGCGGGTCTTGCATCGGCAGTTCGGATGGGCGGGCGGGTTGCCTGATCCGCTCGGCCAGAAGAAGTCACCAGCGAGCGGGACCCGCGTGCCGCCGAGGGGGACGCAGATGTTGCAGACGTCGAACGGGCCAGTGATCCATTCTTTCTGCGACTCGGGTGCGACGACGCCCGAATCCATCAGCAGCTGGTTCTGGTACTGGATGCCCGCGTTCTGGGCGTAGGCGATCTCGGTGCGAGCGATCGCTCGGGCGCGTGACCGACGCAGTCGATCCCCGTAGCGCTGCATCGCTCGCTCGGCGACTCGAAGCGCGACGCTCGGTCGTTGACCTGCGGCGATCTGCTCGAACGCGATCGCGTTGCCGTGCTTGATGACCGCGGCGGTGTAGCGGTCGGTGAGTCCTCGAGTGTGGCCGACGTAGCGGGCGGCGAGGTCGGCACCGGTCGGGCGGGTCGGGGAGATGTCGTCGAGGATGGCGTAGATGGTCTGGGCGGTCTGTTGCGGGGTCAGGCCGGTGACGGTGCGGCCGGTCGTGAACGACTGCGACACGGTGAACGAGTCGGTGATGGCGGTCTCGATCGAGGTGCGGACGGTGGTGGTCAGGTCGTCGAGGATCGACTCGGAACGGAACCGGGCGTAGATGCGGCCGGGCGCGTTCGGGTCGGTGCGGTCGAAGGTTCGGAGGTCGGCGTCCCAGATGACCTCGCGTTTCGCCTTGCGGAGTTCCGCGGTCGAGCGCAGCATGACTGGCGACCCCAGGTCGTAGAGGACCCGGTTGACGTCGCGGCGTTGCTGCTCGGCGGCGTCCTGTGCGCCTGACTGGAACGCTGCGAAGATCGGGCGCTGGAGGATGTCGGGGTCGTCGGTGATGAGTTCTGCGATGCGAGCGGTGAGCGTGGCGATCGTGACTCGGTCGTAGATGTAGTCGACGAGCAGGTCGGTCTGGATGGCATCCGCGATCTTCCCGACGGCCGTGGCGACGGTGCGTTCGGACCCGTAGAGCTTGTCGGAGTCGACCGGTCGAAACTCAGGGCGGTGGTTCTTGTAGACCTCGCCGGGATCACGGTCGCCCATGTCGACCCGTACCGTCATGGCGAATAGAACACCGAACCGACAGCGGTGCCGGTGATGACCTCGCAGTAGATCCCGTCGGGACAGTGGACGCCGTTCGGCCCGTACCAGATCGTCCCGGCACCGTTCGAGGAGATGTCCAGCGCGGCGACGTGTTCGCCCGACGTCGACGTGCCGTTGTGCAGGTGGACCTTCACGTTCGCTGCGCCCTCGTCGCACAGCACGATCCCGTAGAGGACCGAGCTGCCGGTGACGATCTGCTGGTTGCCGCCGGTGAACTCGGCGATCGAGGCGGGCGGGTCGATGTACGAGTTGGTCATCAGTCGACCTGCGCTTCCTCGTCGGTCGGGAGTCCGCCGATCTCTCGCAGGTAGCCGTCGAGATTGTCGTCTGGGATGAGCGCGCCCGCGGTGGCGAGGCGGGAGACGTAGTTGGAGATCGTGTCGAGGTCGGGTGCGCGTGGTGCGGTGTAGGCGATCGTCGGAGCGAGGCGCGGGTCGATCCCGTTGATCCGCATCAGGCGAGGCACCGCGTAGCTGTTGAGGACGTCAGCGATCGAGGCGAGGTAGGCGGCGATCGAGTCCTGGAACAGTTCGATCTTCGACACCGAGAGCGCCTGCGCGCCTATGCGGTCGTGACCGACCAGTAGGAAGTCGGCGAGCATCGTCATCGCGATCCGGGTGTCGTAGCGGCTGATGATGACGTTCGTGTCGAACTGGCGGCGACCACCAGTGCTCATGAGCTTGATGTCGTAGGCGAGGTTGCCGGTCTCGTGGTCGTAGGCCAGGGGGAATACGAGACCCTCTTGCTCGTCGCGTCTGATGTTGCGGACGATCTCTTTGATCGCGGTGAGGGCCTGGGTCTCGGCCGATGTGGCGGAGTCGGAGAGGAGCTGGGGTGGCACGAACGCCACAGGCATCCCGGCGAGATCGCGTTCGATGCCGATCGCTTCGATCTCGGCGATGCGCTTCTGGTAGTACCACGAGACGTAGGCCGATCGCAGGATCGAGCGGCCTTGCGGGTTGTTCATGCGGGTCGTGGTGCGGAACAGCAGCGACTTCTCGATCGGGAGGAACACGTTCGTCCCCGCCGAGGGGTCCTGCTGGATCGCGCCCTCGATCCCGCCGTGCGAGTCGAGCTGCCATTCGGTGATGGTGTCCTGTGCCCGGACGGGGAGCTTGCGCCACCCGATCCGGCCGTCGTCGAACTTCGAGGAGGTGCCGTCGTCGGCGAGGCCGTTGCGGCGCTTGTAGACGATCTCGTGGAGCGAGTAGCCGTACACGAGGAACCCGAGGACGGACGAGATGAAGTCCTCCCACGAGGTGCTCATGTCGGACATGCACGACGCGACGAACTCGGCCTCGTCGATGGCGGCCTGGTCGTCGGGGTCCGCGGGCTGCACGGTCCAATCGACCGAGCGGAACAACATCTCGATCGAAGCGAGCGTCGCGCCGATGACGGGATGGTTCTCGGCCATCTCGCGGAAGATCGCCATCCCGCCTCGACCTTGAAGCTGTCGTAGGAAGTCCTCGGTGATCTGTCCCGCGTTCACCGACAGGCCAGCCGAGCCAACCTCAGCGAAGTCGGTCGACGTGACCTTCTGCTTCTTGACCGGCGTGGTCCGGCCGCCCGTCTTGTTCTGCGCCACGATCGGCAGCCTACTCGCTGGTCGGGGTCAGGGATAGATCTGCCTCGACGCGGCGGGCCTTGCCGCCGATCGAGTAGCCGCGGAGCTGGCCCGCTTTGACGAGATCCCAGGCCCATGACTCCCACACGACGCCCATGAACGGGGTCTCGGCTGGGAACTCGACCTTGCGGATGTCTTCGCCTGGGAGCGAGAGCGATGTCTGGATCGGCATCGGCCAGGTCAGGATCTCGACCATCTCGCCCGCGGCTTTGTCGGAGTGCTGGAGGAAGATGGTGCGGTCGCCGGAGCGGACCCAGTCCCAGATCGCCTTCTGGAGTGTGGCGGCGTCGATGAACTCGCCGTGGCCGTCGAGGCGGCCGGGGACGTACACCGGGCCGAGGGTGTAGCGCTCCTCGGCTTTGGCGAACGGGACGACGGCGTGGAGCGCTGCGAGCTTCTCGGTGGTGTCGCCGGTCGTGTACGGCGGAGCGAACCCGAGCGCTTCGAGGCGGTCCTCGATGACGCTGCGAGCGAGGTCGAGCATCATGTCGCCGCTCGACTTGTGAGTGAGTTGGTGGGCGGCGATGAGCTGCTCAGGTGTGAGACCATCGAGCGATCGAGAGAACGACTCGATCTGGGCGAGGCGTTCCTCGGCGTCGGCCATCGTGTCGTAGCAGCCGAAGCGTCGACCACGACCCTCGGAGTAGACACAGAAGCGACCATCCTCCTCGACGATCTCCTTGCGGAACTCGTGACCGTATCCCTTCGTCTCGTCGTCGTAGCCGTAGCCCGACTCGATCTCGACGTCGACCTCGGCGAGGATCGGCTTCCACGCAGCGCAGACATACCCGGCGCGGACCGCCGCGCCGAACTTCAGGCACGCGCCGATCTTGTAATAGGCGCAGTTGTCGCAGCGACGCTGACCGTCGGCGGGTGCGTAGGCGTCGGGGAGGGCGTGCGGGATCGGTTCGCCGTCGGGGTAGCGGATGTGGGCTTTGTCGGTGTCCATGCTTTTCCTGGTCGACAGCGGGTGCCCCTCGGGCAGTAGGTCGGTGTCGAAAGCTGATCGAGGGAATCGTCCCGTGCGGACCGCGGTCAGGAACGCGTTCACCCTGGCGTATGCCCACTGGTCCGCTGATCCGACGTTCGGTCGAACCGATGCTGGGTTGGTTCGGTAAGCGCCGACACCACGCTCGAACACGGCGCTCAGCATTCGCAGGGTGACTCGCTTCGAGGCGGTGCTGCCGTGCTTCTCGTTGTGGTCCTCGACCTTGCGTTCGAGCGCATCTCGGACTCGGGCCGAGACTTCTTTCTTGATTCGGTCGCTGATGTCGCCAGCTGGTCGAAGTTCCGAGGCTGATCGAAGCGCCTGTCGATCGGTCGGGGTCAGGCGTCGATCTTCGTCGATGGCGTACACCTGCATCAGGACGGCGGGGTCGTCGCTCGATGCTTCTCTCGTGTCGCCTGCGCGTTCGATCGTGCCAGTGCGGAACACTTCGACCGCGACGCCTGTGGCGTACTCGGTCGGTCCTGGCGGCTTCGGGATGGCGTAGAGGTACGCACGCCCGACACGAGCATCAGATCCCGCGACCTTCTCCAGTCGGTCTCGTGTGCGTTCAGCCCACTCCATCGCTGCCATCCTGTCCTGCCCGAGGGAACCGCCCCACAGCAACCACGCCACGATCCCTGGCGTGGGTCGATCGGTCTCCCCATTGATGAACGCTCGACTGTCGTCTGTCTCGATGTCGCCTCGATGTCGAGCGAACCACGCGGCCATCCGGGTCACCTTGTCCTCGGACACGTTGCCGCCTGCCATCGCCCGAGCTTCGCGGATCGTGGCAGGGCGCAGACCATCACCAGCGAACTCCAGCAGGTCCAAGCCGCGGGACGCGTTGGCGGAGATGTACGAGGGGACTGCGACCATGCGTCGATCGTAGTCGACGAAAACGACCGCCGCCGCGGCCGTCACACTGTCCAGGGCGACTTTCGGGTCGACTGGAAAGGGACCACCGCCTGCGGCTCTCGACCGCCGACCATCAACTCCGACAGCGCCCACACGAGAGCGTCGAGCCTGTCGGGTGATGGTCCGTCTGGTGTCCAGGTGCACAGCTGATCTTCGAGTTCAGGGAACGCTCCCGCGTGGTGGACCCGGCCCTGCTCGTACAGGGCAGCGACGGGTTCGGCTCGGGTGCGCTTGCCGCGGGACGCGTGGACGAGCTTGACGGGGACCGAGGCGTCGATGGTGCGAAGGGTGTGGGAGATCATGTCGCCGCCCTGGTTCGCCTCTGCGACGATCCGGTCGGCCTTGTGGACGTGGTGCGCGGTGACCGCAGCGGACGCCCACTCGGCGGGGCTGCCCTTCATCGAGCGGTCCTCCAGGACGTAGCCGTGGCCGTGGTCGTCGACGCCTGCGACGATGATGCCGGTCTCGTCCGAGTCGACGTTGGCCGAAGCGGCTGGGTCGATCGCGACGACGACCCGGCGGAGGTTCGGGACGGTGGTGGTGCGGGCATCGTCGAGCATGTCGCGATTCCACAGCGCGCCGTCGGCGTCGAGGAGCAGTTCGGCTTCGAGTTCCTGACGACCCAGGCGGGTGCCCTCGTAGCGGTGTCGCATCTCGTCGAGGAACGTCGCGGACAGGTTGGCGGCGTTCTCGTAGGTCGAGCCTCTGGTCACGACGCAGTCGGGCCGGTCGGCGAGGTTGCGGATCAGGCGAGTCGGTCGAGGGGTGGTGGTGGCGACCGCCCGCGGTCGATCGCCGATCCGGAGGCCGAACATCAGCTGGTCCCATGCGTCGGGGTAGCGCCAGGCGGCGACCTCGTCGGCCCAGGCGAGATCGTGGTTCGGTCCGCGGAGTCGGTCGGGTTCGTCTGCTGAGTAGGTCGTGGCGATCGCTCCGTTCGGGAACGTGACCCGCCGCTTCGATGGTTCGTATCGCGGGCGGGTCTCGTCAGGGAAGATGCGAAGCAGGCCGGACTCGCCCTCGATCATCGTGTCGCGGACGTCCGCGGCGGTCGCTCCGACGAGTGCGATGCGTCCAGCGTGACCAGACTCGACCTGTCGTCGCACCCACTCAGCACCTGACCTGGTCTTGCCGAACCCGCGGCCAGCGAGGATCAGCCAGATGCGCCAGTCGCCGTCGGGAGCGAGCTGCGCTGGGCGTGCCCACACCGACCAGTCGTAGAGGATCGACCGGATCATGTGCGGGTCGTAGTCCTCGACCCAGTCGATGCCTTCGGCTTCCGCGGCGGCGATGAGCCGCTGCACCACCGATCGCTCGTCGGTCACGCTTCGAGCTTGCGAAGACGTTCTCGGAGGATCTCGCCGACGTCGGTGCGGAGTGGTCCGCCTTCTGGGCCGGTGACCTCGAGCTGGCGCGGTGCGTCCATCCCGAACAGTTGACGACGTGCGCTCGAGATTCTGATCGCTGAGTTCGTGAGGGTGGCGAGCTGGTTCGGATCGGCGTCGGCTCCGAGCTGGGCGATCGCGGTCGACACTCGTCGCCATAGCTGGTCGATGCGTTCACCCTCGGACGCTCGAACCTCTTCGACTGCCGCGGTTCCCCATCGCTTCAGGGCGGCGTCGTAGGCGCGTTTGGCGGAGGACCGATCGGCGTAGCCGACGTGGTCGGCGATCTCGTCGAACGTCCAGCCGACTCGGCGCAGTTCGACGACTTTGCGGTAGCGGTCGGCTTCGTCGGGTGTGAGCGCGGCGGTGGCGTTCTTCTGTGGTGCGGGGTGTCCGGGCTTGCGGGCCATGTTGCGAGTGTAGCGTTGTCGGGCGGGTGGTCTAGTCGACGAAGTTTCGGGCCTTGCCAGTTCGTTCGAGGATGGGCTTCGTGTCGGTGTGTCGCTGGTATCGGTTGCAGATGATGTCGACGTAGATCGGGGAGATCTCGATGCCGTGGCCGCGTCGGTTGTTGGCGTCTGCGGCGAGGATGGTCGAGCCTGATCCGCAGAAGGGGTCGTAGACGATGTCGTTGTCGTCGGTGTAGGCCTTGATGAAGAACTCGGGGAGGCCGACTGGGAATGCTGCGCCGTGGCCGGTCGCTTCGTGAGATGAGGCGAAGGTTGGGAGTCTGTTGGATGGGTAGGCGAGTCCTGGTTCGCTTCTGATCTTGAAGTCGAACCCTGGCTGGCCTTGTCGTTCGGCGTTGCTGCTCCCTTGGAGCTTCGCCCAGTTGGTGTCGCCCGCGCCTGGTCCTAGTGCCTGTGGGACTCGTTCCGATTCGTAGGTGACTGCGTCAGGGTTGAATCGCCACTCCTCGCCTGGGCGGGTGAACTGGTAGACAGGCTCGAACGCGTTCTTGAATCGACGGGCGGGTCTCATCGGGACGCCGTTGCGTTCCCAGCAGTACTCGGTCGCGATGTTCCATCCCCATCGTGTGTAGTGGGCGTTGACGAGATCCATGACGTAGGTCTCCATCGAGAGGCCGTTCGATCCTGCCTTGATGTTCATGAAGTACGAACCGTCGTCGGTCAGGTGGTGGAGGATGTTGTCCGCGATTGGTTGATACCAGTCGACGTACTGGTCGGGTGGGATCGGTTGGAAGGGGGAGTCCTCGTCGTACTTCCTGCGGTCGGCGTATGGCGGGGATGTGACGGCGAGGTTGATCTGTTGGCCGTTGAGGAGGCGAGCGACGTCGTCGGGGTTGCGGGAATCGCCGCACATCACTCGATGGTTGCCGAGTAGCCAGATGTCGCCAGGCTTCGCGATGCGAGGCACTTCTGCGAGCGGTTCGGGTAGGTCGGTGTCGTCGGGCTGTTGGAACGACTGGTCGAGTTCTGCGAGGAGGTCGTCGAGGTCGTCGCCGTCGTAGCCTGTGCCTTCGAGGTTGCCGTTCTTGCCCATCTCGGCGAGGAGGTCTGCGAGGGCGTGGTCGTCGTAGGTGGCGAGGTCGGTGGTGCGGTTGTCGGCGAGGAGGATGCGGTGGGCGGTGTCGTCGTCGACGTCGACCCAGTGGACGGGGACGCGGTCGATGCCGCAGTGGATCGCAGCCTGGAGACGATGGTTCCCGACGAGGACGTGCCCAGTGGAGATCTGAGCGACGAGCGTGCCGTACCAGCCGTTCGATTCGATCGACTGGATGATCGCGCCGACGTCGCCTTGTCTCGGGTTGGATGGGTGGGAGACGAGTTCGGTGAGTGCTGTTTTGCGGATGCCTGGCTTCGGGGTCATGTTTCGAGGATCGTCTTTCATGTCGGGTTGGTCAGGGTCGGGTTGCGGTCTGGCCGGTGTGGTCTTCCCAGCGTTGGACGATGACGTCGCAGTAGCCGGGGTCGAGTTCGGCGGCGTAGACAGTGCGATCGTTGTTCTCGGCAGCGATGATCTCGGGGCAGGTTCCGGCGAACGGGACGGCGATGACGTCGCCTCGGTTGGAGCTGGTGCGGATGGCTCGTTCGGTGAGTGCGACCGGCTTCGGTGTGTCGTGCCCGTGCCGGTCATCGCCTCGTGGACTGTCGAAGGTCCAGACGTCGGTCATGAGGTCGTGGGTGTTGTTAAACGGGGCACGCGTGGCATACCAGGCGTCGCGGAGAGCTTCGTACCCGTCCAGGATGGATTCGCTTCCCTCGCGGAAGTCGTCGAACGGTGTGACGAAGGCTCGACCGTTTGCAGCGTCTCGGAGCGCGTTGTAGTGCTTCTCGGGGATCATGACCCACTGCGACGTCGTGAACCAGTGGGAATACATGCCGACCCCGGTGATGCGCTTGATGTCCTTCGCCGTCCATCCCATCTTGTCGACTTCGGCGGCGAGGTGGCT